GTGATCATCAACATCAACGCAACACCACCCACCCCAATAGTTAGTAGATTTATTACTGCGCGTCGTACCCACTTCGAAAACAGCAGGACTAATAAGAGGACTAGAGTTATTTCCACCTTTCTCTCCTTTCTCACCGTACATGTTCTTCAATGTTTTGACAAACTTATCCCACTCATCCAGTACCATATGGCGATGAGTCTTGTTATCAAACTGATTCTTGAAGATAGTTAATTCATAATTCATGCAAGCATTATACCATAATCATTAATGACTGTCAACCGAAGAAGTCCTCTAGTGATGCCTGTGGTTCTGCTGTCCAACCAACCGCGTCGAGAATCGGCTCTAGAGGATCTAGGAAAGTCTTCTCAAACATGAGATCGTAATCTACAAACTGGTGCAGTCCTAACTCTTCCGGAAGATTGAGCGGATATGAAATCACGTTTTCTCCCAGACGATTAGGAACTTTTAGGTAGACAAACTTGATCTTCTCACCCGTCTTGACTGTCTCATACTGCATATCAAGTTTCTTTTGTTTGATCGCGTTATTATAGCATAATGCGCCGCGCACATGTATGGGGGTACTCTTCTTGTAGATAGTCTTACGATCTTTCCACTTATCAAGATTGGAGACACCACGAGGGAACGACACATCTTCGGGCGGTAAGGTCTTGAAATGGGACTTAAAGTCCGAAATGTACCGTTGTGTGTCTAATTCGGTACCTTCTACGATGACGCGGAATATCTCTTTCATCTTATCACGAACGACCTGTGGAGTCGATGACTTGATTGCCTCAATACCCATCATTTTTAGTTTGGGTTCCGAAAACTGTACTCCCTCCGAATTTATTACGTTGCACAAGTATCTCTTCTTGGCCATCCAGATACCACGATCCGCGATAATCTCTCGTTCCATCTCCATACGATTTTCATATGCACCAGTCACCTTAGCCATATCCGCGTAAGATGTTTTCAAAACTTTCTCGAAGTGTTCTGCGCAAATCTTGTCTAGAAACTTTACTGGATTGTTAGGAGCAAACTTGTCAATAAGGCCCCCCATCCTAATATAAACAGAGTCCGTATCAATGGCCACCACATAGTCTTCTTCAGTTTCGAGTATTTTTTGCATTTCATTATTAACGGCCCTCTCTGCCCACTTAATTGCAAGTTGTCCCGCAAGGGTAATAGATTCTGCGACACGTTGATCGAAGTATCTAAACCAGCGATTACCCAGCGCACCATAGAGTGAGTTCATCAAGATTTTAATTGCCATCTGCTGGTTATCCAAAGATGAAATCTTATATGCCAGACCATTGGTCGGAGTGTCTTGATATTGTTGCTGCAACTTTAACATCTGGTTTTTGATGATCTTACGTTCAGCATAGTATTGTTTAATTACTGTAGGAATAACTCCCTCGCGGTCATGAGAGAATCTGACACCTGTAGGGGCAATAGAATGACAGAGTTTAGAATAATCAAAGTCGTCAGTGTACATAGTACCGTCTAGTATTTTATCTACAGACATATTAGGCACAATACCATCCAGAACAGTCTCAGGCGACATGTTGTATTGCACAATGATATTCGGATAAAGTGATGCAAGGTCGAATGACGTAACCCAATCATGAGAACCTACCTGTGGTTCTTTAACATAACCGCCGGGATATGATGTTTTGGGTTTGTCTTTCTTGGGAGGCACTACGATGTTCTGCTTGTTCAACATGCGATAAATGATCGAGTCCCAGATATTCGTGGTACCCAAGGTATCCCCGTAGTTAACCCCACCGCGATATGCCATGGTTAGTACCAGAGAAATAAGATCTAGTTTCTCATCGATTCTATGGACTAACTCCACGTCCTTCACGTTATAGTCAATGAACTTCTGATAGTCCTCTTTGTACAGAGTGTGCAGATTGCCGTGTTCCGCATAAGAGAGTTTACGTTCTTCCAACACCACATAGGCAATATGATCTAGTCGATAGGATTCTTGCCGACCCAAGGTATTCAGGGTAAACTTTTGAAACACCTCAAGGTAATCTAGATGTTCGACACCCTCAATGATGTATTCTTGATTAGGGCGACCATTGATAGTCACGTTGCGTTCGCGGACCGCACCCCAAGGTGAGAGACGTTTTAGTAACGTGTCGTCACCAAACAGTTTGACACAGCGATTAATGATGTATGGGATATCAAAGAATCGCGTGTTCCATCCAGTAATGACATCGGGAGCATAATGTTGGAAGTGATCTACAAACTTTCGGATTAGGTCAATCTCATTATCACACTTGATAAACAGAACGTCCTCACGCGTGGGCGTATAATCATTAAGACCCCAGACCCAGTAGTTGCCGTCATTCTTGCGAATCGCAATTGAGATGATAGGATGTGCCGCATCTTTTGGTTCGGGGAATCCCGCATCGGATGCAACCTCAATATCGATATTGAGAACGCGAACTAGTTCACGGTCGAACGATATATTGTCTGGAAACTCTTGAGCAAGATACTGTGCGCAATAGTTGTTGTTTCCATATACTTCAAAGTTAGATACGTCTGCATATCGTTTCAAGAAGTCTGTCGCATCGGACATAGAATCCATCTGGCACTCTACGACGGACTGGCCATCTAGAGTTTTCCAATCGGACGGAGTGTCGCCTACGATATAAAGGTTGGGTTTGAATTGAATACGTTTCTTGACTTGCTGTCCGTTTACGTATCCACGATAAAGTATGTTGCTGCCCATGCGCAGCACGTTGGTATAAAATTTTGTCATGCAGCCATTATACAGAATTCAGGGGGGTGTGTCAATCAATTACCTTAAAAAAATTGTGTCGAGTCCACGGTTGTTCTTGCTTCTTATCTGAGTACCCATGATGGTCCTGAGTTACCGCAAGACGTTTTGAAATCACCTGAGTAGTTGGCGTAGGTATCCCAGTGCGATGTCTGTCTCTCTTATTGAAGTAAATCCCAATGTCACGACCAACACCTATTGTATCACATTCGTTCCAAGGATGCAAGGCGGTATTACGAATTCCATAATAATTAATATCTGGGCGATGTAGATAGGTTGTGGTATATGTTCTGAAAAGACGTTGTAGAACACAGTAAGGTCCACAGTTAATCGGGAAATTGTTCTGAGTCATCATATGGTGGGACCAGTGTGCGAAACTCCTGTCCATGCAGTACATGCCCATGAACAGTCCTATATTCGCGTAGAGCGTGTTCTCTGCGTACTCAGATAGTAGTTTGAATGATTCGTATCTCTCTTCGAGTAACCAAGTGTCATGCTCCATAATCCAGAACTTTTCGTCTGACTGACCTTGTTGTCGCATGAGTTCCCAGTGAGAACACATCCCTGCCTTCTCTGTAGGTGAGTGGTCTTCCTTTCCATTTCCTGAATTTAGGTCTAGAGTCATGAGACTTTTGGACCATGTGTAACTATCTACATGCTCTTCAAAATTTTCGGAATCTGGTGTGATGGCATCGAAGGTTTCTATGGAGTCAATGTAACCATCATCGATAGCACGTTGAAAGGAATATCGGGAGAGTGATGCGTACTCTTCTGATCGTTCATCACCTTTCATTACAATCTGTATCGCTTTCATTCTACGGGTAACCTGTCCTGTGATTGATGATCATTATGTGTTTTGGGAACATGTTCTCTATGAATATACTCCCAAGCAATACTATAACGGTATCGATCGCTTCTGTTTCTATAACATCCATGCACTAAGTTAGGATGAAAAAACACTGCAAATGGTCGATCTAGTTCCACATCTACTATATCAAAATCTTCTTCGTCAACCCTCATCCAATTGAACACACCATGTGTCCGATGATTATGTTCATAATATTTGGTATGAGATTTAGGTACCACTCTGAGACAACCATTCTCTTTATCAGCACCGTTAACAAAAACATCACAACTAACCAGACGGTTTGGATCAGCTTCAATATAATGATTGTCTTGATGCCATCCTACAGAAAACCCCTCATGGGGTACCATAGGGAAAAACTTTGAGATGTAAGTATCTATGTCTTCTTGATCTAATAAGAAACGAGCAGTGTCCACGAGCCTTTCGTTGTGTCCCAACTCGCCAAATACTTCACTGCGCATCATAGCCCCATCTAACTTACAGGGATTTCCTCTTTTGTTTATAACCCACCCGTTGCGATTATCGAAAAGTCTAACGGCATACTTTCGATACTTATCACACTCATCATTAAGTATTTGATGCTCATGAACTGTTAGGAAATCAGTAATGATCACGTAACCTAGTTCATCAAATTTTGTTATATCGTAGTTCATAGAAACCAAAAAAAAGGGAGACCAATGTCTCCCTATTTATTTACATAATAGATGTTATACAAAATAACATCGTAGTCATACATAGTAGATTGATACTTATGAGACCAAATTTTTCTAGGTCTTCATAATCACGTCTAGCCATGTAGTCCTTTATCTGCTGCATCTAAACTCTCCTCGTTTAAAAGTTGTGGTTCAAGTGTGTTTAAACCGTTAATTTCAACCTTACGAGGCCGCTGAGAATCAGGGATTATTACCTCCAGACGGATGGCAAGTAGCCCGTTCCTGAAATCAGCTCCCATTACTTCAACATACTCCGACATGCGGAATTGTCTTTCGAACTTCTTCGTTGAGATTCCTTTATGGATGTAATCTCGATCCGAATCTTTTATCTGTCCTCTAATGGTCAGTGTTCGGTTCTTTACTTCGATTTCGAGTTCGTCTTCGGCGAAACCGGCGACGGCTAACTCGATTAGGTATTGATCCTCTCCCGTCTTTAGAATATTGTGCGGGGGGAACGTATCACCAGAGTTGCGTGAGATTCGATCTAATTCATCGATCATGGTATCAAAACCAACGAATGCTGAACGTGGGAACAATTGCTTTGCTGTTAATGTCATGTTGTGACTCCTAATTATATTAGCAAGTTTATTATGGATACCCGACCATTCGGCATATCCGGTACTATATATACAAACTATGAGAATAAAAGTAACAAAAGTGTTACTATTCTAAATTATCTTCGTCATCAATATTAATTATAGGCAACGAAGCATCAACCAACACAACCTTCTCATTTTCAATCATGTCGATTATTTCTAACGTAACATTTATGTCCATCTGAATATAGGACATTTTTCTCTCGCACATTTCGAGATGCTTACGATAAAATTCTAATTCTTGTTCTTTTTCTACTTTTCTTGCACTTATATTGGCAAGAGAAATTATATTGTTCTTTTTGCCAGACATACTTCGTCCTTAATAGTACATTGATGGGTCCGGAATTCCTTCTATTCCAAATGAAAAGGATACACGAGATTCTCTAGGGAATACTTGGTGATGAGTTGAACGAGGTAAGTAAACATACATACCCGGCTCAAAGTCAAACGGTTCATTATCGTTTATGCCTTCCACCTTTAGACCGACAGTACTAATAACCTGAACTAAGAACACATCCATAGCATCTTTGTGCCATGGATAAGAACCACTTGCACGACCAAAACCACTAAACGCAATGTTAGTGATTTTGTTTTCATGCAGCGTGAACACATCCTGTAGTTCTGTATAGATGTTCTTCGCAAACTCTGGTGAACTACCACGAGTATGGAAGTTGTTCAAACCTATACGCATCTTATCTGAATTTCTGTCGTATAGGTCATTTGGATGCGAGTCCATCATTTGCATGAACTCGTTCCAATTATAAGTCTCTTTCATATCAAACGGAAGTTTGCCTACGAACGGAGTCTTGGTGCGAATATTCTCTTCGCGATCTTCAAATATATCATAACAAGTATTTGACATCAGCTATTCCCAATGTTATATTTTGGTTGCAGTGTCCATTCAGACTTGTCCTTATATGAGATTATCTTTATCTGTCTCATAGGAGCACAGTCACGAGCAACCTCTTTATTGACTATTGCGACTAGGCCCCAATCTTGCAATAGTGTTGCGATCGTATTGCGTCTTTCAATATCAGACACTTCTAGATTTGATTTTTTGCCGTCCAGTAAAAACAACTCCTTGAAATGGACGATGAAGTACCTACCCTGCTTATGCAAGATATGGCACGATTGATATAAGGTGTTGTCTCTACG